CAGACAGGATGCGGTCCAGGCCGTCGCGGAGTGACGTTGCAGCCAGTGAGATGATGGCCGTAGAGGTCAACTGCTTGACACGGTTGGATACGGTGCTGCTGGAGTGGTCCAGAGCGACTGTGCTGGTGCCGTACAAGAAATACTGGGGAGTAGTGGTGACGGGGGAGTCACTGACGTCGGCGCGCACGGCCTGGATAGACCAGGGGGAGCCGAACTTTGCGGGGTTCACAAGATGCACGTCAAACCGGTCGCCGTTGTACTCGACCCAGTCGTCATTCTCGATCTCGTAACCTGCGGGGAGGTCCTTGGGATCAATAAGGAAGTTCCAATGGGTACGGTCATAATAAGCGCCGTACATGAACTCTTTACCAGAGTCAACCTGAGACGCGCCTTGCGTCTGGGGATCTCTTGGTCTTGGCTGGAATGATAACAGCCTTGTTGATTGTAAGCGTAGAAGAGGTGGACGTCTTTACACCGGTCAGCAGGTCGGTAGTCTCCGCACCTTGCTTGACCAACGTCAGGGTACCACCGTACAGGCGCTTCATTTGGTAGATGGATGCGCGGTTTCTGCGTGCGCGTTGATTTGCCATCGTTGTGCCTTTCGGGTGGTTAGGAAATGTCTGCTGCTATTCCGGTGACTTGCCAGATGGAGTCGAACTCGGATTCTTTAACGTCGGAGACGTCGTATCGAACGCCGATCCCAGACGATGTAGTCGTCAATGGCGATCTCAAACTCGTGGGCGAGTTCGGCTGGGTCAATCAGGAACTCGGCCTTGTGGTGGTCGTAGTAGGACCCGTACATGAACTGCTTGCCGGAACCGGTCATTGCCGTGGTCTGCGTGGTCTGTCTTGTGGTCTTCCCAGGCAGGATGATGCACCGGGGGATCACGACCTCGTGAGCCCGTTTGTAGTGCTTCTTACCCGTGGTCAGGTTCACGGAACCGGCAGACATTCGAAACAGTGAGACGGTGGAACCGAAGCGGCGCTTCAGTTGGTAAATGGTCGCCTTGTTCCGGCGCTCCAGGTTTCGATTGATAGTCATGAGGACCCGCTTATTTGATAAAGGTGGTGGCGAGCGTGACGGCAAAGCCGACAGCAACTGTGAAGAGGTACCAGTTCAGCTTGGATGCTTTACCGGCTTTTGATTCGAGAGCATGGACCTTGGTGAGTAAGCCAGCGTCCTTGTGGTCTCCCACGAGTGCGGCCTTTATCTCTGTCATGTCTTCACGCATGCCTGCCAGGACTGCNCCTTGGCGGGTCTGCTCTCTGAGGATGTCGACCACGTCGATACGTGGCTGGTGTTGGATTGATTTGGTTTGTGCCATATTAGTACGATGGGTTAGAGGATTGTTTATCCGTGGCGTTCTTGTGGTCTCCGTGGAGAGCATAAGAACACCTCTGCCCCAGGACGGTCCCAGGGCAGAGGGTATATAGTAGCTCGGATGGTCAAGTGACCATCAGGCGATTAGCCGAGGAGCAAGCAAGCGAGTCGGTTGTCGAGAACGGCAACACCGGCGAGCAAGTCCAAAACAACCTTGGTACCTTGAGCGTCGATGTCGTACTGCATCGTGGCGCGCATGGCGATGTTGTTGTGGCTGGCAACGAAGCTGCGAGCACCGAAAGCGTTCTCGGGCTGGGCCAGAGGACGGGAGATCAGGGCAACGCTGTCACGTTGGAAGCAGGCGTTGAAGTCACCGGCGGGACCGGGGAAGCAAGCGTCATCGTCAGCGATGGCACTGTCCAAAGGACGGTCCAGCAGGACGGTCGTGTTGGTGGAACCAGCAGACAGAACTTCGATGACGGAGTAGACGTGGCGGGTACCAGCGGTGGAACCGAAGGCGACCAACTGACCCAGAACCAAGTTCTTGCCAGCGGCGTGGCCGTCGATGTCAATGCCCTTGCTGTACTGAGCAGCGTAGGCACCGTTGGCGGCAGCGGCTTTGTAGACGGTGGCGACGGAAGAACCGGCGACGTCGTACTTCAGAGCTTCGTGCAGGGTAACGGCGGAGGTGTCACCAGCGGCGACGGTGGCGGCAGAAGCCCAGGTGGGTTGAGCGTTGTCAGCCAAGACAACGAACTCACCAGCGACGACTTCGTGGCCGACGAAAGCGACAGCCAAGGAACCGGAGTCGCCAGCGGAAGCGGCGGGAGCCGTACCAGCCAGAGAGTCACGCAGAGAAGCGTCGGCGGCGATACCGTTGACGTTCTGGTCCATGTAGGTGTTGAAACCGAGGATACGACCCAAGCGAGCTTCGGTCAGAGCGGAGCCACTGTCACCACGCTCATCAGCTTTGATGAACAGGTCGTTGCTCAGCATGGCGGTTTCGGAACCGGGAGCCAAAACCATTTGACGACCCTGGAGGGAGGCCAAGTTGCGGTTCAGGCGTTCACGAGCGGCCAGGACGAAGTCCTTGGCGTTGCTGGAGGACAAGCCCAAGAGCTTACCAACGCGGTCTGCGGGGGCACCCAACAGAGCGTGAGCCATTCGGCCCAAGATAGCGCGGTCGATACCGTTGGCGATGGACTTCAGGGCGGGGACGAGGTGGATGGCGATCAGGTCCTGCATGGACTTAGAGCCTTCACCGTCCTTGATGACGAAACCAGTGTACATGTGCTGGTCCAGGGGGACTTGGACGTTGGTCAGGATGGCGTCGTTGTAGCTGACAGTGTCGGCGTCAGTCTTACGGTTGACGGTCATGTCACCGGGCTTACGAGTGTTGACGACGTCACCGAAAGCGGCGATTTCGTTGGAGAAGTCACGGTGGATCAGGTTACCCATGACCATGTTCTCTTCGAGAACGGCGATGGACTCACGAGCCCACAGCTCTGGGATCAGAGCGTCGTTGTTGTTGGCGAAAGTAGCGAAGTTCAACATTATGCTGAATACTCCTATTAGTTAAGTGTTGGATGAAAGAGGTCTTACCTTAGAAGGTACGACGATTTGGGTCCAGGCCGAGGGCGCTGGGGTTTGACTTTCTGAGCTTCATGTATTGCTCAGTAGTCATCTTACTGTGGTCGACGGCACCGCCGTCCCCGATGCTCCCATCGGTAGCAGAGAGTGAGCCCATTCCTTCACGAATGTTATTCTTGAAGAAATTGCCCCATTGCTCTGGAGACTTTTTCATATACGCAACCGCTTCATTGGGCGTCATTTGGAGCGTCTCGGCAGCACCGTCAGTCAAGACTTTCATCTCAACCATGGGGACAAGTCGGCCTGTTGGCTGGTTGTTGTCGCCCATCTCTTCGACGAGTCGGGTGTTGCTTCGCAACTGCGTTATGATCTGGTTAGGGTTGAATGCATCGTGCTCCATAGCGGCACTTTGCAGGGAATTCGAAATGGAAGAATCAGTGTATCGGTCTTCCCAGACTTTCTTGTCGTTCTGGAGTTGCTCGATTTGTCGCTCGTAGCTGGTCTTGGTCTCTTGGGCTTCGAACTGGGCTTGTTGTTCCTTTGTACGGAACTGAGCTTGCAGATTCTTGAGTTGGTCTTCCAACTGGGATCGTTCCTCACCGACGACAGACTGGTTATTCAGTAGGTCTTGGTAGGACTGTTCCAGGGAAGTGTACTTGTCGGAGTGCTTCCGGCGATCATCGGCCAGGAACTTGTTGACTTGATCCTGCGTGAAGGTCTTGGGACCATCGGTGGGGACTTGTGTGGTGTCTGACGTGGACTCAGGTGCAGGCTGAGGTGCAGCGTCATCGAAACAAGCGAAGGGGACGAAAGCGGCGAAAGTGGACTTAGACATAGTGGGGACCTCCGTAAGGAGTAAGGGACCTCGTTAATGTTTCGCATCGGAAGCAACGAGTAATCTTCCGATGGTCGCGGTCTTAGGACACGCGCATGATTCGGATATGGTCGCCGTCTCTCAGGTAGGGGCGCAGGTTACGCCAAGCAGTGGCCGATGGGACACCGTTGACGATGTGCTGTGGGGCTTCCTGGGAGCGGTCGTAGACCGTGGTAGTACCACCGATGGAGTGTCGCTGGATGGCCAAGTTCTCCATTTCCAGGTCGGGGTCAACCCCGTCCAGGAGGGAGTAGGCGATCTCGTAGCAGGCGACGAGGATGGCATTGGGGATATTAGTGTCAGTGCCTCTGGGGAATTCCATGGCCTGACTGGCCTCGGCAGCGGCGACAGTAGCGAGGGCGGCTGCGTCCCCGGAGTCAAAGTTGGACTCCAGGTCGGTATCAGCCAGGAAGGCGTCGTTGACTGCCTTTTTGACACCCTTGTAAGCCAGCCGGTCGATAATGGCCGTCGCGGCGTATAGGGAGTTCTGCTGGTCTGTGGCGCTTGAGAGTGACCATGCCGTCTCGTGGAGGCGCGTGTCGAAGTAGATTTGAGCCTCTGCAACGGTGGCATAAGCGTTAGGCATGGTGGTTTCCTATGGTAGAAGGATTCATTAACTGAAGAATTGGACTCCTGGGCCTACGGAAAAGTTCCCGTAAACCCAGGAAATCAAAGGATTTATGACAAACCAGTGATGGTTACGTTCTGGATATCGTTAGATACCATGCTGATCATCCTGATTGCCGTGAAGTTCTGATCGGCAGGGTGGACTGAGTTGCGGATAACCGCATAAGAGTCCGAGGTGCCGTCACCCATCAGCCAGACCTGCGTGTTGCGGGCCGCGCCGATGTCGTTCAACTGGAAGTCGGCGTTGTTGTAGGTCTGACCAGTTACGCGGTATGCGTTACCAACCTTGTAGTCGGTCAGCCATTGCTGTGGGTCTCGGACCATCATAGCAATCTCTGCGTCACCGGGTAAGGCTGCATTGAAACCTAAGGAGGTAACAACCATGCTACCGATCTTACCGTGGAAGGACCGGTTGGAGTCCCTACCACCCAGGTAGAATCGGCCCGCGAGTGTACGAGTCATTCTCGCGGCTACGTCGAAGTCGCCGGTTACGGCGGTCACGACACCCGTGTCCAGGGCTACCAGACGGAAGCGGATGGCGTCTGCCATTTCACTAACCGTAGGGGCGGCACCACAGAAGCCGTTGTAGTCGATGTAGATACCGTACCACGTATCGGGTGAGAAGGTACCCAGGACCTTTTCAGAGATGGCACCGTCGCGGCCCCACGTGAAGAGAACCTCGTTACTGGCATTGACGGACAACATGACGTTGTCGTCGCCGGAACCCGTGCCTTCACACTGACCCCATATGACTTGGTTCGAGGCGTTACCGTCGTGACGAAACACGATGGCTGTGGCCCAAGCACCACTAAGCGTGTCGGAGGAGGTGAACCCGGTAGTTGGCATGGCGATTGCCGTGCCAGTCTGCCGAATTGGATCATTAAAGACTGAGCCGCCACCTTCTTGCTGCATACGCTCGTTGGTCCCGCTGAAGTCCACTGCGTAGTTCCAGGGAGTGGTCAGAGCGGCTGCGGCTGTTGGGATGGAGATCTCAGAAAGGGCTGTCCAGTCTACGTCACTCAGGTCGAAGTCTGTGCCGGTGGCTTTTATGAACCGGAAGAGGACTTTGGCCGACGTGAGACCGTAACCTTGGTCACCCGTTTGCTGCTTTGTGGCAGACCAGTCTCCGTAGGGGGTACTGTTGACATCATCAGCAGGTGTTACGTCGTAACCCATACGGAAGTTGTCACCAGAGTTGGTCAGTTCAAGGAACAGGGGGGTGGGCCAATCAGCCTCTGAGAACGAAGACGATGCGATTTGGGATGTACCGGCGAACAATGTGATCTGCCATGAACCACCGTGAGAACGCAAGCGAACCCAGCGGTCGCCGAGGGATGACCCGGAGTTCATGGAGTTGTTCTCGGCCCAGGTTGCTACGTCCTTGAGACCAATGTGGATCTGGTTGCCGCTGGCAAGGTCAGCAGCCTGTGCAAGATCGTTCAGGAAATCGGCAGACATGACGATTCGTTGACCAGCGCCCAGAGATTCGACAACTTCGAAGAACAGGTTATTACTGGCGAGGTTCCCGGTATGCGCTGAGGATGGACCCAGAATGGAGACATCCGTAACAGGTGTCACGTAGGTGGAACCTGAGATCGTCAGGGGTCGTTGCGTATCGAACGCGCCGGAGAAGCTGTTGTAGAACCGAACATCCAGTGGAGGTGCATCGGATGGGATAGCGAAGTTGATACCCCGGTAGCCGTCGTTGGCAGTATCGTCATAGGTTGAGACGCCAGTGTTGTATGTGGTGGTTGTACCCTGAAGAAGAATCTCCATGTAGTCACCGGCTTCGACACTGTTGTCGTAGATGAAGTTGTAGGTGTAACCAGCATTCACTGTTGGTGGGTGGAAGCTGGCACCACTGTTGCCGTGCTGTTGGCCGTCTTCGTAGTCACCTGCGTCACCACCAAAGTTACCGTTGCCGCTACTGGACTCGCTGACGAGGATGTCGCGGGCACCGAAGGGGATACGGATGCTCTGGATACCAGACGTTGTCAGTGTGAGGGAACCACCGGACTTGGTAGCGAAGACCAGGGGCAGGTCGCCAGTTCTGACGGCGTCGTAGTTGAGGTAGGTATAGACACGGCTGAAGACACCACCATTGCTGACACCGGGNTGGGTGTTCAGTGAGTTGATGTTACAGGCGATGACGTGCAGGTTTGTACCGTCCCACTCGATTGCGTAATCGTAGAAGGAGTCGGAAGCGGAGTTAATGGTCAGGTGGTTGGCGCTTGCACTGTTGCCCACGGTCTGTGAGATCTTGTGCTTGTCGCCAGACTGGCCTTCCCAACGGATCACTGCGTCGAAGTCGTTGTGCAGGTCAACACTACCCCAGTTGGCTGTGGTCTTGGGAACGGCAAAGTAACCTTTCTCAGGACTGGCAGGCAGGTGTGGTAGGATGTTGGACTCAACGAAGGACTGCGGCAGGATGACACGGTGGTTAGGTCGCAAGACCATGTCCAAGGTGGCAACTGCGTCACTACCCAGTGTGGATGAGTCGTCCATCTGACCGGCGGTCAGGGGAGCTTGGAAACCACTTGGGGGCGTCGTGCTACCGGCACCGATGGTGCTGAAGGTAAGCGCAGGGAGACGTGTGCTAGTTGAGTATGCTGCGGGGACAGCAACAGTCAGTGTTTGGTCACCCGTGTAGTTGTCAGCAGAGGTCAGCAACAGAGCGCCGTCCTTGTACAACTTGAGGGGACCGCCGTCGGCCTCGAAGGTCAATTTCCACTGAGCACCAGCGTTGGGTGCGGAGATGATGGAATTGTCCGTCCAGCCGGTAACACCGAGACTGTGGTTGACGGAGTTGGTCCAGATGATCATCTTCAGGTCCCAGTGTGCGGAGACGTTGCCCAGGGTGGCAACAGTCTTGTCGACGCCGGGGGAGACGACACCCATCTGGAGGTACTGGCCGGGACCACCCTCGGGAGATGCATTGGTCTGGGTCCACTCGACCTGATCGCCAGGGCTCAATACCGTTTCGGCGTCGAAGATAGCTTCAGGACTGTAGTGGAGGACGAGGTCAGGTTGAACCTGGACACTGTCGGAGCGGACTTCGCTCCAGTTTGTCAGGTTGCCCATGCTGGCATTGTCGTTGATGGTCAGGTCGAAAGTCTGGGACGTGGTACCGTAGGCGTTGCTACGTTCGACGGTCACAGTGTGGACTTGGGTGGCAGCAACGTAGCGTGTAGTACCAGTCACGTAACCAGCAGCGTAGCTCAAGCCTGCGGGCAAGCCGGAGACAACTGCAATGGTGTCTTGAGGTACGATCTGGGCGTTGACCAGTTCGTTCTCGTCGAAGGACAAGTCACTCAGGGACAGTGCTGCGGGGGCGTACAGGTTGTCAGCGTTGGTTGGGATCTCCACGTAGGTGATCTCAGCCGTGTTGACTGGTGCGGAGGCACCGTCGACTGTACCGCCTGTGACAGGCATGTACCAAGTGGTCATTGTTGGCTCGTCAACGTAGACGAGAGAGTCATATCGGAAATCACCGGATGCGGGCTCGGCACCGCCGTTTTGCTCGTCAACGTACTCGGCTTCTTCGGTTGTGGCGAAGAGGGGGTAGTGGAAGGAGCCATCGGGGGATTCGATGTACCGGTAGTTCAGGACGGGTGCGGCTGGGTCTGTGGCTGTGATCTCGGGCATTTCAACCAGAGTCGTGTTACCGTCCCACAGTTTGACGACAAGGTGGTAGACCTTGGAACCGTCAGTGGTGTAGGCGCGGCGGGAGCACAGAATCCAGTCGTTACTGCGACCGGAGTCGTAGTACCAGACGGAGAGGTAGCCTTGGTTGTCGATACCCGCTTTGAGGAGGGCACCATCGCTGTCGTCAGCGGTGGCAAGGGCAACCTGGACGTCGTTGTTGTACCGCATCATGTTGGTTGGGTTGCTCGTCCAGCCGGGGCCGTAGCTACCGTTGGAGGAACTGCCGTACCAAGTCCATGGTGCCGTGTAGGAACCGTAGTCGTAGATGCCCTGACTCCAGAGCAGACCGCTGTGGGCCGTACCGGAGTTGTTTGCCAGTTCTTCCAGGTCGTCTGCTGTACCGGAGGCTGTGCTGTCGGTGGTACCGTCTGCGAAGCCTATGAGGAATCGACCGTTACCGGTGATCTTGACCGTGTAGAACTCGCCAGACTCGTTGATGGTCTCGTTGGACCAGAAGCGAGCGCCATGGCCAGAGCTGTCACTGTCTCGGACGTAGGTGTGGAGTGTGGTGCCGTCAGACTTGGTGGTCGTGGGCGTGATACCTTCAGCGAAGTTACCCGTAACAGTGGTACCAGTGAGCAAGGGGTACGTGGGGGCGTAGTCACCACCGGCACCCAGGGGGTTCACACTGAACAGGGCGTTCAATGCGTTGGCCAGTGCGTGGTCGCTACTGTAGGAGGCACCAGAGACTGTGACCGTACTGGCGGTCAGGTCGTTGTAGACAAGCTGGTTGCCGGGAACGGCTTTGATGTCGACCGTACCGTCACCATTGGAGACAGCGTGGACCGTGTTGACGCCCCATTGCTTACCGTCGTCGGCAAGAATCGTGGTGTCGGTGGCGTCACGGACGAAACTGACCGTGGCGGGGTTGGTGTCGTCAACGCTAGCACCCGTGGTGGGTGGGCTGGTCAGGAGGTACTCATTGATGTAGTCACCCAACTGGTAGCCAACCTTCTCAACGACGAATTCGTTGGTGTCTGCGGGCAGGCCAGAGCGTGGTGGACAAGGCCATATAGGAGATCTCTTCAGCGTTGGCTTGAGGACCTTCTGTGGTGGCGCTGTCTGTACCCAGGGCGATACGTGGCAACAGTGGTTCGATGCCAGAGACGTCCATACCGGCTGCGTGCAACAAGTAACGACCCGTGGCGACACCCAGGGTGCTTGCCAGCAGGGACTCATCGTTGTAGTTGATGCGAGAACGGTACCAAACGCCTGCGTCGTTACCATCGACCTGCATTTGGGTGTAAACACTCCAGTAGGGTACGGAGGTTGCGTTACGGAAGTCCACGACTGCGTACCAGCCACCCAGGTCGCCCAAGGTGTGGGCCGTGTGGATGGTGTCACCGAAGAAATACCAATTGATCTTGTTGTTCTCGGTGTTCTTGTAGTACCAACCGGGGTTCTGGTGTAATGGGTCTGCACCACCGTGCTCACCGTCAGCGAAGATTGCAGTCTGACTACTCAGCAGGGTGGAGATAGTGGAGGCGTTGACCAACTGGGCGGCTTCGATCTTTTGCCAAGCGGAACCGTTCCACATTACACGGTCGTGTTGCTTCCATTCGGAGACACCACCCAGGAGGGTGTCGCCTGAGACTGAAACGAAGTAGAAGTCACCGATGTCAACCGTGTCGCCGTCGCTCAGGGTGGGGTTATTTACGTCAGCAGCCCAGACACCCAGGTAGGTGGCACCACCGATGTCGAGGACGTTGCCCTGTGCGGTGATGTAGGCTGCGGTGTCTGCGGCGGTTGCGAAAGGGTTGTTGTCGGCGTCACGGAATTCCGTGAAGGGGATCTGGTAGAACTCGTAAATGGTCGTATCAGATGCGGCACTAGCAACGTCGTTAATGATGTTGATCGTGTCGGGGCGTGTTGGGTCAACCTGGGCAGACAGACACGCATTAAAGTAGGCGGGGTTGGCGGTACCACGGAATGTGATACAGTTGCCGTCTTGGTTTCGCAATACTTGAATTGTCATTGATTACCTCTGGATGGAGGCCAACATGGCCAGGGGTTGAATTTGAATGGGGGCATCAGCTTTGATGGCAGGCAGGGCGATTGCGTTGATATCTTCGTTACTAGCGAAGTACGCAGTCAGAATAGGTCTGTTCAAGAAGGTACGACCAACGGTACCGGCACCGTAGAAGACGGGCTGACCAGCCAGTGGGAATGTGAACGTCGCGTTGCCATCTGCGTCACGTGTGGACCAGATGAGGGCAATTTCAACGGTCGTGTTGGCGATCTGAGGCAGGGCGTTGAAGTCGAATCGGAGTTCTAACTTGTCACCCAGTCGACAGGTCTTGAAGTCCAAGGAACCGTTGCCACCGATGTATTGGAGGCCACCGGTCAGGATGCTGTCGCTGCGGTCAGTCGTGTCGAAGTCGAACAGAGAGTCGACGTCGTGGGGAAGCTGCGTGCCACCGAACAACCCTTTGGTTGCGTCGTAGCCGTCCATGGCTGCGGTGTCGGGGTCACCCCAGTAGATGTTGTCATTGGCGTCACGCTGTGCGGCACTGATGCCGAAGGTTAGCCAGCGGTTGTTGTCGGCCATCTCTTGGGTGTAGTCGACGTTGGAACCAACGTCAGAGGCGCCCGTTTGACCGGTGGTTCTATCGACGAAGCCACCAGTGTATTCCAGGCCGGAGTCAAATCCACGACCGTTTAAGTGCTTTTGGATAGCCATGACTTCAGAAGCGATTCGCTCCCAGTCATCGGCATTTGGGTTCAAGTTAGTGTGGATCGTGTGGCGATCAGGGTTGAAAGTTGAACCATCCCAGTTTTGACTGGGAAAAAACGGCTCATTGTAAGGCATCGGCAGGTCCTTGCGTAGAGGGGTTTAAGGGGGTGGGGACGTTACTTCTTGGTTGACTTGCCTTTGCCCCGGGTCTGGACCCGACCTGTAGCGTCAACAGCGTTCTTCTTCTCTTCAGCGGCACCCTTGTTGTCAGGGGAGAGGTCCTTGATACCTCGTGCTGCTGGGTTGTCCTCAGGCTGGGGCTTGCCTGCGGACTGGGCTTCGGCCAGAACCTTGACGCGCTCGGCGTGGTCCTTCTTGGCCTGGGGGATCTCTTTCTCGCCGTCGAAGCCGAGGGCGTTAGAGAGTGTAATATCGGAAGCGAGGCCTTCTTCCTTGGCCAACCGAATGACCTCAGGGTCACTGGTGGAGAAGGAAGCGCCGTCGACTTCGACGTAGATTTTCTTGAGGGTGTCAGGATCGACGCGAGCACCGAGGAGGGCTGCGACTGCGTCCTTGGCCAGCTCTTTCTTAACCGTGTTCCCAGGGATGGAGAACATCAGGTTGGTGAGCTTCTCGGCTTCTTCGATGCGGTCGTCGGCGGTCTTCAGGGTGTAGCGGTCTGGGTAGCTGATGACAACATTGTCGCGCTTGTCGTTGCCTTCGTACATGGACCAGTGGTCTGCGATCTTACGCTCGGCGGTCTCAAGGACCAGACCGATGTAAGCCAGACCGGCTTCCAGGCCTTGGTTGTCGAAGGAGCGGGCGTCACCGGAGGCTCGGGAGGAACCTAAGGCAACAACGCTGAGGTTGACCAGCTTGCGGATGTCGTCTTCCAGCTTACGTTGCAACTCCATGCTGACGCGCAGAGGCTCAGCAGAGGGGTTGATGAAGCCGGGGCGTTCGGCTTGGATGTCGTAGATACGACCGTCGATGGAACCAACCTTGACTTCCTTCTGACCAGACTTCTGACCACCGGAGGAGGAGGTGCCATCTTCCATGACTGGGCCTTTGAGGTGGGCACCGATGGCGCGACCGTCCTGTTGCTCAGTGTAGAATGGGAAGTTGGCCTTCAGGGCGTAGGCAACGTCGGTAGAGCACAGGTTCAACAGAGCGATCTGGTGCTTGGCAATGTCGCGCATCAGGGATTGACCGATGTCGGCCATGACGAAGGGGATGCGGCGCATGCTTGTCTTAATGCCGCCCTCGACTGAAGGGGCGATAGCCTGACCCATACCGTCGATGGTGTCGCCGTCGGCGTTGAAGAACTGGTAGCGGACGAACCCGTCGTCACCAATCCAGATAAGGCGTAAACGCTCTTGGGTCTCGGCTGGGAGTTCGATGCCTGCGTAGGAGGAGTCGTAGCCGGTTACCCAGTCACGGAGCAGGATGGCGCTGAAGTCCGACTCGGCACCGGGCTTGGAGGTATTCCAGGACAGGATGTCTTCACATCGGTAGGTGTAGACGTAGGGGGAAGCCTGGGAGGCGTCAGCCAGTGTGGGGCCTGCGGGGGCGAGGTTGTCAACGAAGACGCCAACCTTACCCATCAGCAACATCTCTGGGATAATCTCCGTACCCAGGTAGTGATTCATGGAAGCACCCTGGCGATCAACACCACCTTTGAAGCCTTTGACGGCGTTCTGGTAGGTGGAGCTGCCGCCACGACGGACGATGTCGCCCATGCGGTGGAAGACGGCGTTCTTGATGTCGGTGATGGCTGCTTTGGCGAAGCCGGGGACAGGCGTGATGGATCGACGGGACTCATAGTCAGACTGGCTCTCACGGCCAGATGTTTTTTGCAGGTGCGTCCAGACGAAGTCGTCGCCACCTTCCCAGATGGAACGCCATGTGGACCAGTCCATTTGGCTGGCAGAGTAGTAGGGATGCCGTAGGTTGATGATGGATGATTGGGACATGGTGATTCCTTATAGGAAGGCTTTGATATTCTTGTTGGTGGCAATGGACGCAGCACAGGGGAGCGCCATTTCAGCGTAGTTGAGTGCATGGGCAAAGTGATCGTGGCCAAAGTTCTTGTAGGAGGCCACGGGATTGCCTAGCTGGTCTTGATCGTATACACGAACAAGGTTCTTGACGTGTTCCCTAAACGCACGAGGTACGTCCTTGGGTATATTGACTCTCTTGGCGTAGAAGCGACCGAGGGTCACATCCAGCCAGTTGGTTCTATCAACGACGGCGATGGGGGCATATGAGCCATCATCGGTGATTGACATTTCTTTACCGACTTTGCCCGCACGGTAACGGTTCAGCCAGACATAGCCGGGGAAACGACGTGCGAAGCTACGGGCGGTCAGGACGTTAGGGTCAGCATCGCACATGGCGGCGCGGATCTGGTATTCGTGCATCAACCTATCTGGCACGACCTCCCACTCATCCTCGTAGAAACGTACAACGTCTACGACGGTAGGCTTGGCTGAGGTGTTGATGTCCACGCCCAGTTCTCCGAACTCCCACTCCAGGACCACTGCGTAGTTCCATTTACCTTGGTCAATGCCGAGGGTGAACATGCGGTTTTCACCAACGCTGGGTTTGAGCTGCTTCAGGCTGAAGTCCTTGATGCAGGCGTCGATGTGCTGGTCTGTCACCTGGGAGGACTCGCCAACGTATGGCTGGCCCAGGACGGACTTGTGGAATTCTTGTTTGGCAAACTCGTTCTGCTCGCCCTTGAAATAGTCGATGACAATTTCGCCGGGGGAGACAGTGGAGGAGTACAACTGGTTGATTGAGAAACCGCGACGGTCAGGGTCACAGTTCTCGGCCTGGGGAACCCAGACGCCAGAGTCCAACTGCGTCATCATCTTCTCTTCTTGACGAATGAATCCCGTGTCGTCTGTCCACTGCTTGTAGACGTAGCCGCACATCGTGCATTTGATGCGGGACTTGTGGACGTCGGGATCATTGAAGTCGTCGCCACAGATCTCGATAGAGTCGGGCCAACGGAAGATGTCCATCTTGGAACAGCCGGGGCACTTGAAGGTGAAGTGCTCCATCGTGCTCTTGACGTACTCCTTGTGTACACCATGGTTGGGTACAGTTGGGGTCGAGATCATCCAGGCGGTTTTCTGTGGCTGACCACGCAAACGCTGGAAGGCCAATTCTACTTGGCTCTGATCCATTTCGTCAAGTTCATCGAGGATCAGGACAGAGACTGGGATAGACTTCAGGCCTGAGTCACCGCGCGAACCACGGATATACAAAGAGATGTTTCCGGCCTGTTTCAGGCCGACGTTGTTGGAGTCGGTGAATACCGTTTTGAGGTAGGGGGAAAAGGATAGGGCGGGGTTAAATCGCGTCCGGCTAAAGTCGGAGGCGTCAGTTAATGTTGGTAGGACATACAGGACGTTCTTCTTCAGGACGTCGACCGTATACAGGGCGAGGTTGATGCCCAGCTCTGTGAATCCACCCTGTGCTGATTTCAGTGTGCAATTCCAAGAGGCCTTGGAATCGTGCAAGTCTCGCGTCCAGGGGGTGACGTTGAACTTGTAGGGACCTGGGAATGGGTGGCCCATGACTCGACGCTTCATCGCCCAACGGGAACATGACGTGATCGTCTTGCCCACGATTCGGGTACTGAGTTCTTGTCGAAACGCATCGGCCAGTGACATAGTGTTCTCCAGGGTTGTTTGCCTTGTCGTCTGGGGGAGGTAGTACGCTGGGACCTGCGGACTCGAGGGGCGGATCGTGCGGAGCGGTCAACGCAGTCACGCGAGGTACTACCATCTTTAGAAAGACCCCAGACGACTTGGCGTGACTTACACGTCGTGGTCGTCGTTCTCGGGGAGATCGACTTCTTGCTTTGGCTCGGGCTTTGGCTCGGGCTTTACCTTAGGCTTCGCCTTGGCCTTAGGCTTCGCCTTGGGCTTGGGTTGTGGCTTGGGGGTTGTTGGGATCGTGTCCAGTTCTTCATCGTAGTTGATCCAGGCACCACGACCACGGTTGGCTTCGAAGTCATAGACCCAGGCGGCTGCAAGAGGTGCGTCCAGGTTGTTGGACATGCACTGCATGATCACCTGGGGCTTCTCGAAGTCGCAGTCGAAGGCTACGGGGCCGATGGCTTGGGACATCTTGAACTTGACGTCGTCGTATCGCACGAAGACGTAGACGAGCCCACGGAAGTCGGGCGCTTGCAAAGGACGTGGCAGCGAGATTCTGTGGGCCATGGTTGATCTTTCTTTAGGTGAAAACACCCGGTCGAACCCCGTATAGGCGGGGCGACCGGGCGCACTGAAACGGCGCACGGGGGTGCCATTGGCACCATGCTTTCAGATGAACAGTACAAGGATGGATGCCACGGTCTTGGCAATGTCCATCCAGTTTTCTTTCAGGTAGGTGACGATGTCATCCCAAGTCCAGTCGCGCAAACGCTTGCCTGTATTGGCTTTGACCTTCCGGGCGACGATTTTAAGTGCCTGCGGAGTAGTGTCAACTTCTGCGAGAAGTGCGCTGTATGGATTTGGGTTGCTGTCTATTTCTGCGGCGAACATGTCGCCNTAGGTTACGGGGTTGGGTGTGGAGAAGATGAGCGATACATCTTTCTCTCGGGTGGTTCGGTTTGGATCGGCCTCGATGGCAATGGATGCTTCCATCAGGGCGTCACGCCATTTGAATTGTCTCATATCTTGTAGTCCGGTCGCTTCTTGTTGACGGTCAGTTGTTTCTTCAGCCAAGAGAGTTGGCAAACGCCTACGAACTTCTTGATCAGTTTACCGTCCTTGAAGATCAGGGTGGTTGGATATGCTGTGATGTAGTCGTCGTACTTNCCGGCACAGTCAGAGAGTTTTGAGTCCCCTGTCGTCGGTCTGCCAGTAGTAGACATCGAGGTTGGCTTTGCGTGCNCCCGTGACCACGGGNTACATATGGCGGCAAGCCAGTCACCAGGATGCGCCGACAACGATAGCAAAGCTACCCTTGGCGATACCTGCCTTCTTGACAAGATTGGGAATGTATGGGTTGTCGCTTAGAGCATGTCGTAAGTCACGGGCTCGACCGTTGTGGTCGTTGTCTCCAGCGGGTCTGAGACTGGTGCAGGTGCAGCCTTCATGGCTTCCACACTGGGGGCACCCAGAATGTCGAAGGCACGATTCATGAACGCAGTCATGTCTTTCAGGACCTGCTCCCAGGATACATCCTGAGATGCCTTGATCCGAGAAGACAGCCGTCGCAAGTAGGACGAGACATCCCAGATAAGTTTGAACCATTGCATTGTTCTCTTTCCGTTTCAGTGGAGTGAGTTGTTGTAAGCTGTTCAGGTAGGGATTGAACCTACAACCTTTCGGGTAACAACCGAGTGCTCTACCAGTTGAGCTACTGAACAGTGAACTCTGCCCAATTGGACAAAGCGCTGGCCTCCGATGCTTTTATTTTCGGAAGTTGTCGATGATACAGTTGATGGTGGCAACATCGGAATTGACACGTCGGGCGATGGCACCCAGACCCAGGCCTTGCTTGTGGAAGCGCAGAACGGCTTCCTCAATCAGGGACAGGACGGCGGGGGAAACGACGGGCGCTTCTTCGACAACTGGGGCTTCTTCGACAACTGGCTCGGGAGCGTCTTCACACTCGCAGGCATCGCCAGCGCGGCAGGGGTCACAACAGTCAAGTTGAGACTCGATGACGGGCTCGACGTCGAAGGAACCATCATTGTTTTCGATTGATCGGAAGAAAGAGAAACTCATATTTTATNTTCCTTTNGTTAGGTGATGCCGAATCCTGTTACCTTTTCAGTTCGGCGTGGTGTTCAAGTGGAACGTAAGGGACTCGAACCCTTGACCTCCTCGCTGCCAGCGAGGCGCTCTCCCAACTGAGCTAACATCCCATGTGAGCGACCCATAGGGGACTCGAACCCCTAACCTCTGGATAGACAATCCAGCATTCTGCCAATTGAACTAATGGGCCTTTTGCTTTACCTGTATCTGACGCAGGAGATCTCCCAAGAGTTCCGTGCATTACAGGAAAAAGAGAGCGAGTAGGGAGAATCGAACTCCCCTCACTACCTTGGCAAGGTAACGCATTACCACTATGCTATACTCGCTGGTGGTTTACCACAATTTATATTCGAAAACTTGGCGGGGGAAACCGACATAGTTACTCAGAGCGTAACTGTCGCCTTCGCCAAGCATCCTGTCAACTACTTCGGCATCGACCCAGAAACTTCCGTCCGGTTGCCCGTGCCGCTTTGGTCCACCCAGCCAGTTGTCACCCCAAGAGTTGAGGCAGAGTAGGCCGGGTCGGTCCGAGGCGTCATCGACGCCAACGAACACCATGCAGTGGTACCAAGTGTCAGCAGGGTGAAGGAAACCCTGGTGATCACGTCCACCACGGTTGGCACCCTTGTTGGGGTCGAAACCGACACCGGAGCAAACTGGAACGGGGTAGCCGTTTGCGATTGCGTCCCGTGCTTCCTTGTAGGTGGTGACTCGCGCTGCGGTGCGGACTGGGTGCTTGCGGGACAACTGCTTGATGTCCTCGGGCAAACCGGATGCAGTCAGAGCGCGACCGTTGTACCCATTGTACTTGGTAAGGTCGACACTGTACACCCCGCGAGGTACGGAGCCGTAGTCGCGAAGGAACTCAGCGGCGTAACCGCCGAAGGAACCATCACCACGAAGCAGGGCGGTGATACCGTGTTTTTGAAATGCGATCTCGTTTTTGCTTCCGGCATAGATGACCTCAACAGCGGCGCTGCCGGGAAACTCTTCTGCCAGATGGAAGCCTTCGATCTGTACTGCAGTCAGGGTGTCAACGCCCATCGCAAAGCCGTGGCCGACGCAGTCCCCGATGGTCTGGTCGTGTGCTCGTGCTGCAGAGGGGTTGACCTTCTCCAGGAACTTGTACAGCAAGACAACCTGACCTTCACCGGTGCCGATACTGCCAAAGGATTTGGAGTAGG